TAATACATAAAAATTGTGATCCATCTGTGGCAAACAATAAATCTTTGCCGAGAAATTCTTACTTGGTTGCATATCAAGAAAGTAATGAAAAAAAATATGATATTGTTCAAGCAGGTTCTTTTGTAGAAGTATTTGATAATTACTATGATCAATATGGAAAAGGATGTATTTTAAATATCAAATGGTCAGAAGGAACAGTAAATCCAAAGTCATATAACTATCAAGTTAAAGATAAAAAATCAAAAAAATAGTTTGGAATGGGGGTTGATACAACCCCTTTTTTGTGTTAAAATTTTGAGAGAGATTAGTATCTTATGGACAGAGAAAAACTAAAACTAATTGTCCGTAATCTTGAATTGTTGGTTGATTCTCTAAAGGCAGAAATCTATTCTGATGTCTCTGCTTATAAACCTAAAGAACCAATGGGAAAAAGACCAATTTTAGATTACGACGAAATCTTTGAGGATAATAATGACTGATACTGGAAGAGCAAAGAAACTTGTAAAACTTCTTGAGAGGTTAATTAATCAAGATCATCTTTATACGGATGATAAAATAAAAGAAATGAAAGCACAACTTCGTACTGTAAAAGAAGAAATTGCACAATTAGAAGCAAAAACATCAAAAGGATTTGGAAAGAAATGAAACCAATTAAAGCAAAAGACCTTCTTGAATTAGATAAGGAAATGAAAGTTGTGATGCTTAATCAAACACAACTTCCACAAACTCTTGTTTATCAGGGTGGAAAAAATGATTACTCTGAAGAACCTATTCATACAAAGATTCCACCAAATGAAAAGGACTGTGGTAAATGGGTTATTGAGCAATTACTTGCAAATGAACGTGGGCACTGGGGTCCATTGGAGCATCCTGCGATTACTTTGGATTGCGTTGGATTTGTTCATAATGTAATGGTTCAGGCACGAACTCATCGTGTTGGTGTGTCTTTTGATGTTCAATCTCAACGTTATACTGGTCGTCGTGTATTGAAAGTTGCAAGTGGAGATCTTAAACCAGAAAAGGTGTATTATGTGCGTCCAGAAGGTCTCTACCTTGACCGTAAAGGGCATAAGTACGAATGGACAAGGGAAGATTATGAAAGGCAGTTAAAGTTCTGTCTGGCAGCATCTGAGAGATATGCAGAAGGTTATAATACTCGTGGTATGGCAGAAGAACATCTTCGTGATTATCTTCCACAGAATATTCGTCAAAACTTTGTAGTCTCATTCTCACTTCGTGCTGCACTTCACTTTCTTGATCTTCGTGCAAAGTTGGATGCTCAAGTAGAAATTCAGGCACTTTGTGAGGCAATGGTCCCTATTATTAAAGAATGGGTTCCTGAGATTTTTAGTTATTATGAAGAGAAGCGTCTCCATAAAGCACGTTTGAGTCCCTGATCTAAATAATCGTACATATTATTTTAACAAATGGCAATATATCCAATTATTCACAAAGAAACTGGTGAAACCAAAGTGATTGAAATGAGTGTCAATGACATTATGCAATGGTATAAAGACAATCCTCAATGGACAAGAGATTGGTCTCAGGGTTGTGCTTCTCCAGGAGAAGTAGGTGATTTATTGAGCAAACACGTTAGTAGAAACCCAGGATGGAATGATGTCCTCCGTAAAGTTTCAAAAGTTCCAGGTGCAAATGTAAAACCAATTTAACTATGGCAAGAAAAAGAAGAAGCAATGATAATCAACCAATCGGAGTTGGTTATACCTCCAAACAAATGAAGAGGAGAAAACCAATCAGTTCTGACTATCTGATTGATGTTGAACCTTTAACAGAGAATCAAAGAAAACTTTTTGAATCATATCAAAACGGAAAACATTTGGTTGCTTATGGTTGTGCTGGTACTGGTAAAACATTCATCAGTCTCTACAATGCACTTAAAGATGTATTAGATGAAACTACACCATACGAACAAATTTATGTTGTTCGTTCTCTTGTAGCAACTCGTGAGATTGGATTTCTTCCAGGGGATCATGACGATAAGTCTGCTCTTTACCAGATTCCTTATAAGAATATGGTAAAGTATATGTTCCAGATGCCAAGTGATGTTGATTTTGAGATGCTTTATGGTAATCTTAAATCTCAAGAAACTGTAAAGTTTTGGAGTACATCTTTTATTCGTGGCACAACTCTTGACAATTCAGTCATTATTGTTGATGAATATCAGAATCTTAATTTTCACGAATTGGATTCTATCATTACTCGTGTTGGTGAAAACAGTAGAATTATTTTTTGTGGAGATGCTACTCAATCTGATTTGGTTAAAACAAATGAAAGAAATGGCATTAGTGATTTTATGAATATTCTAAGAAAGATGGATTCTTTTGATATTATTGAATTTGGAGTAGATGATATTTGTAGATCTGGACTTGTTAAAGAATATATTGTTGCTAAACTTGAAGCAGGTTATTAATGCCCAATCCTTTAATTGAAAAATATAATGAACTATATGGTTCAAAGCAAAAGAAAATAGAAAGATTTAAATATGTGAATTTGAATCTCCCTCAATTGGAGAGGGAGACCATTGATGGAGTTCGTTATTATAAGGTTCCAAATGAAGACCAGTTAATTAAATTGGTCTCCATTACTTCTGTAACCAGTCATAAGAACCGTCAGTTTTTTGCTGATTGGAGAAAAAAAGTAGGAGAAGAACAAGCAAATAAAATCACAAAGCAAGCAACCAGTCGTGGGACTGATATGCATACACTTGCTGAAATGTATTTGAAGAATGAAGAGTTTAATTCTGAGGTTCTTCCAATTTCGCAAATGTTATTTGGAATTGCGAAACCTTATTTGAATAAGATAAATAATATTCACGCACTTGAAAATTCTTTGTATAGCAAAGTTTTAGGTATTGCGGGAACTGTTGATTGTATTGCCGAATACAATGGTGAATTAGCAGTTATTGACTTTAAAACTTCTAAGAAACCAAAACCAAGAGATTGGATTGAGCATTATTTCGTTCAATGTGCTGCTTATGCTTGCATGTTATATGAAATGACTGGTATAATGGTAAAGAAATTTGTCATCATTATGGCTTGTGAAAATGGAGAATGCGAAATTTATGAAGAATACGACAAAGGAAAGTACATCAAGTTACTCACCGAATATATTAGAGAATTTGTTAGAGATAAACTTCAGCAATATGAATGATAAACTCAAGGAAGAATTAAATAACAAGTTTCTATGTCCTCAAAAGTTCGCTCAGGATATAGAGAATATTGTCAAAGAATCTAAAATCAATTATATTGATGCAATCGTCACATATTGTGAAGAAAATAGTATTGAAATTGATACTATATCTAAATTAGTTTCTAAACCATTGAAAGAGAAACTTAAAAATGATGCTATGGAATTGAATTTTTTGAAAAAAACTACTCGTGCTAAATTGCCATTGTGACTCCTTTTGATGTATATAAAACTTACTTAGCATTCAAAAATCATTTTACAAAAGAAAATTACGATTACTTTAAATATTGTGGAAAGTCCAGAGCATCTCTGGACTCTTTTCATAAGAGGAAGGATAGGTATTTCTTTGAACGAACTTCCAGACAGAAAAATGATGATGAAATCAAAGCATATTTTGTAGCAAACTTTGCAGAATGTAATGACACTCAATCTTTATGGATTGGTGAAATCATTGAGAATGGGGAACAAGTTTATACAAATTGGTTGAAAAAAACTCAAAGTCTTTTTTACTTATTCAAAACAGAAGCAGAAATCTTTATAAACAAAGATAGTTTTGTGGAATTATTTGAGATAAAAAACAATCAACATCCAGAAATTCTCAAAAAGTATTTTCAAAAAGCAATCAGTTTGGAGACAATGGTTATATTGGATATGATATTGGGTTATGTGAAAAAGTTTGATAAGAAACTAACAGACCCAGTGTGGGAAACCGTCAGTCTGAGAATTCGCAAGTATCAACCTTTTCTAAATATTGATGTAGCAAAGTATAAACAAATTGTCAAGGAGATTGTTTTATGAGTGGATTTTTTGATTCAGAACAGGTCAGAGAATCTTTGTTTGAACTTGATGAACTTCAACACAAACTTTTTAGTGAATTATTTGAAATTCCTTTTTCCGATTCGGATAAAAAAAAGGACCTTCTAGAAACAATGAAGAATTTTTTAGAAAAACAAAAAGTCTTTATTTTTAGATTATCCCTATCTAATGACCCAGAAGCAATAGAAATGAAGAATCGAATTCTTGATTCTGCTTTATTATTTGGATTAGAACCAGGAGACAATATCAATACATTCTTTGCGAAAATGGAAGAGTCGATTGAAAACCTAGAAAAGACCCTTGACGACTGACCTTATATCTGCTATAATTAATACGGATAATACATCCAATACTCTCAATACAAAAAATACGGAGAATACAAATGTCATTTGCTGATTTGAAGAAGCAATCAAAACTGGGTTCTTTGACCGAGAAACTCATCAAACAAGTTGAAAAACTCAACGACGGTGGTTCCAAAGATGATGATCGTTTTTGGAAACCTGTAATGGATAAAGGTGGAACTGGTTCTGCTGTAATCCGTTTTCTTCCTGCTCCCGAAGGTTGTGATCTACCTTGGGCTCAGGTCTGGTCTCACGCATTTCAAGGAACTGGTGGTTGGTTGATTGATAACTGTCTCACAACTTTGGGACAAAACTGTCCTGTATGTGAAGCAAACCGAGAACTTTGGAATACTGGTAGTAAAGATAATCAAAATATTGTTCGTGATCGCAAGCGCAAGCTTTCGTATTTCGCAAACATCTATGTTGTAAAAGATCCTGCGAACCCTGCGAATGAAGGACGAGTGTTCCTTTATAAGTTTGGTAAGAAAATCTTTGATAAGATTATGGCTTCTATGCAACCAGAGTTTGATGATGAAGAACCAATCAATCCTTTTGATTTCTGGAAGGGTGCTAACTTCAAACTGAAGTTGGTTAAGAAAGATGGTTATTGGAACTATGATAAATCTGAATTTGCATCACCTTCTGCTCTTCTTGATGACGATGATGAACTGGAAGCAATCTACAAATCACTCAACAACTTGAATGATTTTGTTGCTCCAAGTGAATTCAAGTCTTATGAAGATTTGAAGAAACGTCTTGATTATACACTTGGCCTCAAGGGAACTCCCAAAATGCAGGATCCTGAGACTATTGGTGAGGAACAAGAATGGGAAAATGAAAGAACTGGAAAGTCTTCTGAACTTCCTAGCAATCTCCGTTCAGAACTGAATAGTTTGAGTTCTAGTAAGTCTTCCAGTAGTGAAGACGATGATGAGGATGATGCTCTCTCATATTTCCAAAAATTAGCAGAAAGTTGAAATCATTAAGGGAGGTTTATAACCTCCCTTTTTTATACCCCTGTGATTTTTGGATTATAACCACGTTTAGTTGTTTGATTAATGTATTGAGATGACTCATCATATTTCATAATATTCTTTGTATCACTTATGAATACTGAAAGAAATTCTGGTTTTAGAATTAAAATAAGTCTTTTCTTTTCATTTTGGTCAACCTCATATTCATAATTTGAAACTGCTTTAAAGTTATCTTTTGTTGATACTACGTTTCCTGTTGGTGCAGTAATTTTAGTATCTTGTTTTTCTGTAGATACTTTTATTTTTACGCCAGGTAATGGAGTTGCCATTTTTTTATTTTTATTTAGGATTGAGGTAGGAATTTAAATACTGGAACAACCTTTCCGTCTTGAATTTCTCCGACAATTTCATACAATGATGGGTCCAATACAACATCGTTATCAAAGACAACATCACCGACTTGTATAGTTGTAGATATACTGTTTCTTCCAACTACTGCAAAACTTCCACCCCAACTATTAGGCCAATCTGATAAAGTGTTTGTGATTGAAATTGGTATGTTTGTATCTCGTGCTTTTACTTGTAGGAATGATTTATTAGTTTCAATATCTTTTACAATGGCATCAGTATTTTCATTAGATACATAATTTCCAAAAACACGAACAAATTGATTTAAATTAATTGTGATTACATTGTCGGTATCATCACTTGGAAACTCAGATAGATTGTATTCAGTATCTGTTGTGTTTGTTGTGAGTGATATTGTTTTTTGTGGGTCAACTTGCAAACCACCAGGAACAATCAATCTATCAAAATCATCTCTAACTTCTATTGTTTCGTAGTGATGGACTTGTGCTATTGTTTCATCATCACCATACTTATCCAAAAGATACTTATAAAGACTATTATCATCTAAAGGCCATTTGTCATTTAGATTTGTAATATTATTTGTAATTAATATTACCCAATCAAGAGATGAATCATTATAAACTTTTTGCGCTACTTGATCTGGTCTCTCATTATCTATGATTTGATAATACTCAAATGCAGTAGTAGCATTTGCAATATCATCTCTAAGTTTTGCTCTTTTAAATAGATTTTTTGTTACCGTATAATCATCATTAAAACTTTGATTTGGAAAATTTGAGACGTACTCAAAGTTGGGAAGTTCTCTGAAGTATGACATATTAGTATCCTATATCGTTTTCTGTGATTTTATCATAATCACCAGATAGACCATCAAATATTGTATCTTGATAATCACTTTCGTATACGGGTTCAATTTCTTGAAATCCTAAAGACATTGTATAAGAAACTGGTTGTCCTTCTTCATATGCTGACCATTGACCATCAGGAGCATAATTTACGGATACTCCTTGAAGAGCACATATTTTAAATTTATTTACACCTGCGATTGATTTTCCTCCTACAGTTTTATATTCCAACTTAAACACATTAGGAGAACCAAGAAATACTGAACCATAACCAGCACCTTTTGTTGCATTAAGTTTTCTTGCAGCACTTCCTTGCTTGAAGAATCTGATGATTCTTCTTACATCTGCTGCCTCTGGTTCACTTCTTGGACTAAAACGATATGCGAATTGAAATTGACGGAGAGTTGGACCTTTGAATAAGAGTTCAAGATTTGAATTTGGAACTACTCCAGCTCCTCTTGCTAAAATACTTTCGGGAGAAACTTCAAATCCAGCTTTTTTTAATACTAATGACATTAATGATGATTTTACATCTGGGTTGTTAAAATCTAATGCACCCATTTGTGCTAATAATGCTGCTTGATTTATTCCACCTGTTGGTAATGAAGTATTACCTTTAAGACTTGTAATTAAATTTGCTACTTCAGTTA